ATTTTCCTCACAATCTTCACAACAAGCAGATTTTTCTAACTCATCTTTTATTTGGTCCCTTTTTCGTTTAGCCCAAGTTTGTCCTGCATCTCCTCCCCATAAAGCCCAAGCAATTCTACCAGCACTCGGATATCCATCTTCTCCACTTCTAAATCCCTCTGCTTGTTTATCTACTTCATGCCTAGAGAAAAAACTATGCATTCTCATTACTGTTCTTGGTGATAACTTTTCTTTACGAACTAATTGATTGGCTCTTGCTACACCTACTGCAGTGCCTCCTCTTTTAAATTCTTTCCTCCACTCTAATCCTTTTCTTGCTTCCTCTGCCATTGCATTAGTTGGAGTTGTGTCTATATCTGCAACTGCTTTGTCTTGTCCTGTTACTCTTAAATAAATTGAATGACTTCTACAAGGCATATAAATATTACCATCTGGAGTTTTGAGGGTATGAGTACCTTCGCACCCAAGTTCTTCTGCTCTATCAGATGCCTCAGATACTGTTTCAAAAATATCTTCACCTTCTCCAAACCTTGGGTCTTGTCTTACTTGATACTCTGGGTCAGCAGTATGATATTTTAATTCTTCTCCTGTAATTCTTTCATAGTCAGCATGAGATGAACAAGGCATAAATACTGTGCCATCATCGGTTTCATGCTCATGTATTCCACTACATCCTAATTCTTCTGCCCTTTCTTCAGCTTCTTCTTCAGTTGTAAAAACATCTTTTCTTATTTCTCTTTTTCCATAAACACTAAATAAATCTTTATCTTGAGAGTCATCTTCTAAGTCTGAAACCTCTGGTTCTCCAAGTGGAAATAGGTTTGCACTTATGTAAACTTCATCACCTCCAGTAATAGGTTCTAATCCAAGTCTTTCTCTTGCTTCATTCCTTGATATAATACCTTCTCTTACTGCAACTGTTACATTTTCATAAACTCTTTTTCTTCTCTCTGCCATCGCAGGTATTGAATCTATGTCATATTGAATACGAATGCTATCACCATAATATGGACTAAGATATTCATTGAGGTCAGATTCTACCCTTCTTATCAATGGAATTATTGTTTCTTCATACAAAGCTAACCTTGCTTCTTGCACATTAGAATAAGTTTGTGCATCTGGTATTCCTACGAGTTGACTTGGAACACCAAAACACATAGCTATATCTCTAGCACTCATATTTTTTAATTGTAAGAAATCCATATCTTTGGGAGATAATCCCATTTCTTTCCAATCAAAATCTCCTTCTAATAACATGGCTCTGCCAGCATTATCTGTTCCTTGAAATCTTAATTCTAGGTCAGACATAAGCTGTTGTCTTTGTGATTCTGTGAGTTGAACATTCATGCCAGCTTCATCTTTTGGTCTAAATACAATAGCACCACTTGGTCTAGCACCATTCATTAGAAGGTTAACATTATGTTTGGCGGCATAATTATGTTGGTCAATATCTACACTTGCGGCTCTTATAGGACTTAATCCATAATAATCATCAAGAGGATTCCATAATTTAAAATGTTTAATTTCAGATTCACCAGTTTCTGGGTCTACCATATATGTGTTTACTGTTTGCCCACTTAATTCATAATCGTATGACTTTGGAATTGTGGTGTTACTTGGTTGAATTTTAATTCTGTCTGGTCTTAAAAGATGCAATTCTTTTGGAGGTTGACTGTCTGCACCAGTTCGTAAAACATAACTATTCCCAGATAATAATAAATACGAATATAAACTTTGAAAAAACTCATTACCTGCTTGTAAAGGATTAGGTCTTTCTAATAAATTTATAAGTGGGTGTGCATCTAGTTTTGTTTCATCATCAAATATTTGAAATCTGACACTTGATGCACCATTTGCAATTTCATTTACACATTTGTAAACAACTGCATTTTCTTCATATCCTTCTTGTGCATATTGAATAAATGAATCCCTTTTCGGTGTTGAATACCCAACATTGTTATAAACTGTTATTGGTGCTTGTTTTGTTTTGATGTTTTTTGTAAAGATTTTTTTTATATCATCTAGTATGCTCATTTAACTAACTCTCCATAATGGCTTCCCACTAGAAGCACTTAATTGTGTTAGTGCCCAAACTAGAGCATCTAATCTATCTGGGCTTCTCTTTCCTATATCTCCATTAAATGAACACATCTGTTCTTCAAGTGTGTTAAATATACCACAATGAAAAACTTTCTTTTGCTCATATAATGCTGACACTGGTTCTGCCCTTATCATTTTACCTCTTGTTGCATGCACAGTTTTAATGACAACATTTTTATCTATACCTCGCAACAATCTTTCAACTAAATCGCCACCATTATTTATTTCAGCAACAATCATATTTGCATTATAACGATAAAAGAGGTCTACTGCAATACGACCCCAACTATCTGGAGAATATTTACCACTTTTATCTTCTAATATATAGTAATACCCATTTTCTCCCAAACTTGCAACAACAATACCAGTTTCATCACTATTTTTATTTGCTGTTAGGGCAGGGTCAATACCTACAACTATCTTTGAAAATTCTGGAAGTTGTTCTTGATTTACTCGACATTTTTCTAATTGACCATGTGTCCATAAAGCACCTTCAACATCATCAAGGATTTCTGCATATAGTTCTTGCCTTCCTAATCTTGTACCTTCATACCTATCTTTAAACTGAGCAAGAGCAGAGTCTGCAAGGTTATCTTTGTTTTCAAAAGTATTTCCTCGAGTAACAAAGACATCTTCTTTTTCTCTTTTTAATAAACTAATTATTATGTTAGCTGGTCTTGGTGTTGTTGTGATAACTACTTGAGGTTTTTTTCCTAATCGCATACCAAACATAAGTTGGTCAAAAGTATCTGGATATCTCCATGCGGCCAATTCATCACACCAAGCACGATGAAACTGACTTCCTCTTAATCTATCTGGTTCAGCGGCAGAAAATCCTACTATTTTACTTCCATTCCACAACTTTATTTCAGAGGTTGATTTATTATAAGATGATATTCTTGTATCTTGATTTAGACATTCTCTTGGTATTAAAGATATTATGCCACTCACACCATCAAAACATACTCTCCTTAAATCTCCAGAAGTAGGAGCAACAACAGCAGATATTGTATTAGGATTTCTTATAGCATAATTTATGATATCATAAGCACCAGTTCTTGTTTTACCCCAACCTCGACCAGCTAATATCAACCAGATATTCCAATCTCCTAAAGGTGTGAGCTGTTTATCTCGAGCTGTGTTATAATATTTAATGTATGTTAGATTGGCTTTCTCGTCTGCTATCGCAGATTTCGTCAATAAGTTGGAAAGCTTCCTCAATCGTGGATTGTTTGTTTGTAACATTCGTGTTTTCTGTAGACTCACCAAGTGCAAGTCTTCCTACTCTTTGACAAGTTTGCAGTGCCATGCCTAGAGAATTTAAACTAGATGGCGAGAAATATGATTCATCGGGATTTTCTTGTCTTTTTTTATTTGATATATTTAGAAGTTTTACTATCTCACCTTGCAGTGCTTTTGCAATTCGTAGACTATTGCTGTCAAAGTCAACTGCCTCTTTTGTCATTTGCTCTCTTTTCTGAGTATCAATTTCGTTTTGTAGTTCTTCTTTAAAATCTTTTTGTTGTTGTTTCCAATTATCCTCTTTTGATTTTCTATAAAGAGTAATTGATGGTATGTTATATTTCCTTGCTAGACTTTCTATACTTAAATTTTTAAGGATACCATTCTCCTCAGTACCTTGAACGAACTCTTGTCTTATCTTTTCTATTTCTTCAAAACTGTATGCCATAATTAAACATATCATCTATTTAAACAAATTCAATAATTTTTAGACAATTTGTAAAAAAATAAACGATTTTAAGAGCCGTGAGTAAGTATCTATGACTGTTTAAGTACTGGGATACCTTGCTATTTATGTCTTAAATGAGATTTAGGACTTAATTTCTTTTGATGTCTTAGTCCCTTTTTTTTATATCTTCTCTTTGTTTTCTTGGTGAAAGTAATGTCAATTTTTGAATATCTTTTTACCATACTCTCACCAGAAAACTTATCATAATATAATCAGAAACTTATCATTATTGTTGTCTTGATTCAATAATAAATTGGTCAATGACAGGAGCTAAATGTAAACTCACCACAAAAAATGCTGTAAGTAATATAAAAATGATAAATAATAAAATGTTTTCTATTATGTTTTTCATTACATTAACTCCTCTAATGGTGTTGGCTCGAAATACTTATCCCTTTCGATAGGTAATCCGAAAGGAGTTGTTTTGATAGACTTCAATTCATCAAGAGAAGTATATCCTAATTCCTTTTCATGTATTTCACATAAACCATAGGCAATATTGTTCTCATCTAATTCTGATAAGTACCATGTTCCACTACCACTTGGATTGAAAAGTTTCACATAAGCTATACCATTTCTTTTCTTATGATTAGTTCTTAATTGTTCTTCTTGTTTTTGAGTAAGTAATTTCATTCTGTCCTCCATATTCTTATATTATTATTATCAATTCTTCTGATAGAACATTTCCATTTTCTATACATAAATTGATTTCGCCATTTTGGTACTTCTTTAGAATAACTTGAACCTATCGGTACGACAAAAGATTGACCAATTTTCATTTCATTTAAAAAAGTATATTTACTTCTTTTGTGTTCTGTTGGCATTGGAATACCATTTTCAAAATTGAACATTTTTTTTCTCCTTCGCATTTATACAGTTTTCACACAATATTAGATTATTTGCCATCATGAACATTTGTTTAGTTTGTGATACTTGTTTTTCATCAAAACTAAAATACTGTTTATGATTACATTTATTACAAACAAAAGGGATTGAATTATTGGTCATTATATCTATCCCAATATTCATTCCAATTAGCTGTAATTTCTGAACTTACTTCAGACCATTTGACAGTTGGAAAGAAAGATAACTGTGATATACAGATATCCTTATATTCTTCAAAACTATCACATTTACTGATGAAGTGAGAACACTTATCAATAAAACTTGAATTATAATATGTCATTTCTTACCTTCCTTTTTGTTGTTTTTTAACATTCC